GCTAACATAAACAGTGCCACTGGACCTAATCCAGCTGCCTTCACTGACCTGAATGCTACAGATGCAACCCTGTATTCCTGGGTGCCGTCTAGTTCAGAATCTCAACTAGTGGCTCTAGGTACAGGGTTCATTGCTGATACCATTCCAACAAATCCCACGATCGACGGGTCTGTCGCTTTGGCTGAACTTTACCGCGAGGGTATCCCCCACGTGCTTGGTTCATCGCTAAAAGAGACAACTTCCATTTTCAGAACCCTTGGTTCTGAATATCTGAGTTTTGAATTCGGATGGAAGCCGTTCGTTTCTGATCTCAAAAATGCTGCTAAGGCTATCATTGAAAGTGATGATATTCTTCAACAGCTTGAAAGAGATTCAGGACGTAACGTCCGTCGTCATCGTTCCATTCCACGGAAAACAGTTGTTAACAACGTGTCAGAGCTTCGCAATACCGTATTTATGTCCGGTATCGAATCTCTGGCGTTTTCCGGTCCTACCACGTACCGGGTGTCTGATCTCCAAACTAGGGAGCAATCATTCTCCGGCTGCTATACGTTCTATTATGAACCTGCGATGAAATCGCAGATTAGTAATATCGCGACGCAGGCTAGACTTCTTTATGGCCTCGATTTAACTCCCGAGGTCATTTGGAATCTAGCACCGTGGTCCTGGCTCATCGATTGGGTTGCCGACGTTGGTCCGGTTATGCATAACCTGTCCGCGTTTTCAAGCGATGGCCTTGTCTTGCGTTACGGCTACGTCATGGAAGAAAACTTCCGACGTGTCACACGAGTCAATCAGAGGGCTGACGTGCCGAGAGGCACCGATCTACCTCGTGAGGTTCGTGAGACGTTTTCCGGTCTTCGGAAAACTCGCCGTAAAGCAACTCCTTACGGATTTGGACTTGACTTTGCCGGCTTTAGTACCCGGCAGTGGTCAATCCTCGGGGCTTTGGGCATAACCCTTGCACCCCGACGCCTTTAAGGCAAAGCAGGCTCCCACAAGGAAGCCTGCTTCATCAAAGGACCTTACAAGGTCCTTCATCCCCAAAGGAATCGTTCTATATGTTCTCTGATCCTCAGGCCGTTACGGTGTCCGGGTCTGCAAAGTCGCTCGTTCGTACGGGCTCCACCGAAAACGGTGGTAAGTTCGCCACGGCCGACCGATCTTACCAGATGCTTGTTTCTCATGCATATGGCAAGCGGACCCGTCACACCATTCGGCTTCAGTTCGATTCGCTCATTGCGAATCCTCTCGTCACCGGCCAGAATGTCCAG